TTTTATCATAACGATAGGTATATTCTTGCATCAAAGCATCATAGTGATTAAACAACCACCGATAATTTTCAGATGATGTTCGCACCCAAATGGTACTAGGATGGTTCTTATGAGCCAACTTGTATAGCCCCATCTCGTTAGCATATTCATCACCATCAAGAACACGATGTGCGGTAGAGAGCATCTGTGCGCTCTCCAGTATCATCTTGACTACATGCTTGTCACACATCATCTGTGCGGCAATCTCAGGGTCACGGTCTAGGTAAAAGATGTTCATTCTTCGATTGTCTCCTTCACCTTAAATTCTTCTAGATCAGTCTCATAATCATTTATAAGGGATAATAGTTCCCTAATGTCTGAACGATAGAATATCCAAAAGCTTTTATAATCAAGACCACTCCCATCTCTTGGATGATTATCGGCATGCTTTAAATTTTCCATAACGGTTTTTTTAATCTCTTCAATTCTTTCTGCATTTCGTAACATTATACAATCCTACTAAGGTTTATTTTCAAGTTTAGTCATCTAAAATCTTATTTAAATTGGGGGGAAAGTAATTTGGACCCTTCATAACCTTACCGTCTTCACGATAGATAGGATTACCATCTTCACCAAGTTTACTCATATTGGAAAGATGCACTTCTTCCATACACCTATCTAAGTCAATACCTAACGCAGCTCCCATACCATAGGTGACATATAGAATGTCTGCTAGAGCATCAGCAACCTCTGTCATGTCGAGGGCATCAACAGCCACAACCAACTCACCTACCTCTTCTTCGATAAGATCAAGGCGCAAGTTCAATACATCATTATTGGGAAACACCGCTTCTGGTGGTATTACTTGCCCATAGACTTGCATGAACTCTTTTACTTTCTCAAAATTTGTCATTTTCGTTTCCACTTATAAAAAATATGGTCTTGAATTTCAATAGTTTTTGTTTTTGTCTTCGCCCAGGCGGGTGACACATAATCTGCATGGTAAAAGGTTGCCCCATCAGTAATATCAATAAAGGAGATTTTCTTAGATAAAATTCCTGTTGACAACCGGAGAAAATATTGGTATTCCTCTTTGGTATGTGGGGTATCACTTATGCCATCACAATACCATGAAAACTGGCACCTGTTCTTGATAGGATAGCGAATCGTGGGGTCTTTCCATGATGAGCGTGTAGGGCCCTGTTCTACCACCTCACAGATGGTATCAGGGAATCTATCATCATGAACCCTATTAAGAACAACAGCAGTAACCGCTAGAACACCAGCGGTTCCTTGGTTCCTTGCCTCATGATACATATTCATAGCAAGACATTCATTAGACCTATTAATTAATGTATTATCCCCAACTGGTGTTGCTGCTGCAAGAAATCCTGCACCTATGGCAAGTAGTGCATCAAGTCCGTTCATATCTCACCTAACTGTGTTGTTAAATATTGTCGGGCATACTTTTTTGCTTCGTTGCTCTTAAAATACATACCAGCATCCTCAACTACCTCATCAATGGGAAAGTCATTCATACCATCATAGTAGTATCCATCACAGAACTCTTGAATATCCATCATATAATTTTTTATATTACTCATCTAACAATCCTCTTTCATATCTTTACGGTCTGCAATTCCTACGTCTTCGCAGAACCGAACGAACAACCCCAACTGACGGCCATATGCCTCAATTTCCCAAGGGTAATCCCAGTAATTAATTTCGTCCATATGCATCTTCTCACCTTTGAATCGCACCAGTGCTGGTGTGTGGCAATACTCATACATCTCATCCTTTGCCCACTGCTTGATGTGAACCATCTCATGGGCAAGAGTGATGAGGATATTACGAATAGAGCATGTGCTATCAAGTTCTATGGTGAACACTTTTGGGCGGCGGCAATACTCATCTTCCCAAATAGCAGACCCCTCCATGTTGTCTTTTTTGAGAAGGGTGCGTGTTAATTTAATATTAATTTCTAACCCGCTCATCAGACGTTTGCCCATCAGTTTCTCAGCATACCACTCAACAGCAGTAGCGACCAATGTGCGAACACTCTTAGTAGAACCTTTAGGATTAATTACCATAATTCAATTGACCTTTTTCTCATCATATACATAGTATACCACACCAATTACTGTTTGTCAAGCTTTAATTTGCACAACCTGACATTAATCCTTCTGTGGTGCAGGGGTCTTCGATATACCCCACGATTGCGACACACGCAACCATGAGGGTAATGAATATAATCATTCTCATAATCAATCCTAGTTTAAGTAAAGGGGCCCGGTCCACCGAATGGTGTAACCGCCATCAATGATGTTTCCACGGGCAGCATTCCGAGCAGGAGCGTTGTAACCAGCAGCTTTCAGAATGTCACCCTTTTTGAACTTCTTGTCATTGTCAGTGTTGACAACAAAACCCCAAACACTACCGCCTTCAGTGAAGACCTTGATGTATTTGGAACCCGTCTTGTGGGTGATTTTCTCGTTGAAATCAGCAATCATCGTCTTGTTGGTATCGCTGAGGATGCACCGACCTTTGGCCGCAGCACAACCTGTAGTCCAGTTGAAGTAGTCTGCTTTGATGTTCTCAATCAGGGTGGTCATTTCGTTGTTCATTTCTCTTCCTTTTCTCAGTTTATACCTTAGTATAAACCATAAAACAGGTTTTGTCAAGAAAAATCGTAGCACCTAAGTCATTGATTCTAAAGGAACCACCAAAAAAGAATCAAGGAAAATATTCCTGTTGTCACAATTGACCCATAAATCCAACCCCACATGAATGCGTTTATGGGGTTGGAATAGTTTGTTAATTGGTAGATCACCCCGCTGCCAAACCGGGAGACTGTGGATACTGGGCGTGTTCGATTCGATTGTAGTCATCATCCCAATCAAATGCCTCTTTAACTACATTATCAGACAGGCCCTTATATTTTTGGTGGAGAACTTTGTTCTTTGCTGCAACCAGCATCTCTGCTTCGTCCTTATGAAGTCCCTCAAGTATCTGAACAAACATCATCTCACGTTTGTTCCGGTTTAGAGTAGGATTACCACCCTTGATGAAATGATACAACTTTCTGGCCTCGTGCGCCAATAGAGTGTGTTCTGTTCCCTCTGGTGCATCATTTTCTTTATAAGGAACATCGCCCTCTGGAAGTTCCCAAATAATCTTGGGGTCAAAGGATGCCTTGCAAATCATGCGAAGAGCATCTGTTTGATACTTCCTTAGAAAACTAACCTTTTCCTTCTTCGATTTGATTTTGGAAACCTTGATCAAAATCTCTGCGAAACCTAGTGTATATGTGTCGATTACCATTAAAATTCTCCTATCGATTCAACGAGGTTGCGTAACCTCTTCTGTGTAAAATAATTTAGTAGTTTGCTACGGTCACCATCTGGTGACTCATTATATTCTTTAATACATTCCAAAAACAACTCAGCTGGCGATTCTTTCAGATCAATCAATTTCTTGTTTCTCTGGTAATTTCTCTTAACTTCATCGTTGGGAAATACCCCCCCAACCATAGACTGAATCTTCTTTCTACTTAGGGGTTTCTGTCGGATACCATCTACAAAGGTATTATCCGGCGAGAGGACATTAGGAATACCGTCACTACTGTCGCCCTTTAGAACATGCTCATCAAGATATATATATGGGTCAATGCCATTCACAAATTTCTTGGTGATTGGGCTGTACTGTGTCACGTTACGGTACTTCTGTAACTGAATGAAGTCCTTGTCTCCTGACAGGATCAACGTCTTACCGTTGTCGAACTCCAACTCACCACATAGTGCAGCAATGATGTCATCAGCTTCTGCGCCATAGACCTCCAGATGTTTGTATGGGAAAAACTCTTTCAATTCAGATTTGACCGCATTTAGCACTGCAAAGATTGCATCCCAATCGTTAGCAGAGGATTCTCTACCCTTCTTGCGATTGTGCTTATACTCAGGGTAGTAGTCCCTGCGCCAGTAGTGCTTGGAGTCATAGCATAGAACCAATTCGCCATACTCATCGCAAAATCTCATGCGATACATGCGTAGGGAATTGAGAATCATATGGCGAACCATATCCTCATCGGGTTTGGTTTGCTTTGTCATGTGCAGATGCATCATTACTGACGCAACTGAAATTTGGTTCATATCAACTAATATCATAATTATTCTTTCGTTCTACTTATTTATAACTGTAGCATTGAAGCTCATCATGCGCCGTTCACCCTCTACTGAGAATGGATACACAAGATGTTTTAACCAAGATGGGAATACTAGAAACTTACCCACTTCTGGTTTGAATTTCAGATTGTCACATCTAAAAGATTGTGTTTCACCATAAGCATATTCAATCAACCCCCTTGCAGGATAGTGGTCTTGAAAATCTTCGTCCCATTCATCATTCATACCTTCTGGCACCTTGAGATAGATACCACCAGACATGTCCCCGTTATGGTGATGGTAAGGATTGAATTCACCAGCATACTGACTAACTACCCAACTATGATCTAGGTGAATATTATCCAATTGGGGTTTGCCATTATTCATCCAAATTTCGTCGGCGTGGGCCCCCCGCATTTTTGTCCAAGGATTGTTTCTTTTAATATCAATATGGTAATTTAAATAATCAAGACAGCCCTGTTTCACAGTTTTGAGTAGGTATAACTTGTCCTCTTCATTAGTAAGAGGAATTAGAATTTCCTTGCTCACTTTGCCTACAAGCTTGTTTGACCAATCCCACTTCTTACTCTTGGTATCACTAGACAGAATATCATCAGAGACATCGTTTACAATATCAACAAACCTGTCTGAAACTGTAGTCTCTAGAATTGTTGGACTAAATGGTTCATGAAATTTCTGGGTCATCATCCTCATCCTCATCTAATATATCAACAAGCTTGTTGATGGTATCAAAATCAACCTCTGTTTCAACAGTATCATCTGGGTTTATCGCAATATCAACAAACTCCTCCACAAACTTGTGTGTTGGATGTTTCAGCTCAAAGTCTCTGTAAATAGAACCTTGCACCAACTCAATAATCATGGCCATATCACGAATAAAAGAATTTTTGGAAATATCGATACCGTTCTCGCCCATTGTGTGTATCATCTGCACAATCAAAGTCTTGGAGAGGTCTCCAGCAAATTCAATCTTCTCTTGAAGTTCGATAACATCCTCATCAGGAAGCTTTACTTTTCTGACGCCTTTTCCTGACCACGGGCCCTTTATCACGTTCTTTGGTGATGGTATTTCCTGTTCGTTCATATTCATTTTCCTCTTCAAGCATTTCTTGTGTGTAGGTGCATCCCATGTCTGGATAAAAAATTCCTACGTCCCTTTTAGGTTGGCCCTGGTTGGGTCCATACCAATAATATGCTAGTGCAATACATTTGTTGCGTATCTTATTTTGTTGCTGCTCACCATAGAACATATCAATCCAATCCCCATTACGAAGATAGGATTTCATATTGCGAATATAACCTTCATGATTAGCAAGACTTGATATAGAACCTTTGACTTTATATCTAACCGCAGCACGTTCAGACTTCGCACAATCCTGCTGAACCTTAATCCATTTTTTGACCTTATTAGGGTTCAGTGGGTGATCTTCATGAAGATCACGAAGACTTTCATGAATGTTAGTTTGACCATAATCAGGGTTCTTTTTTAATTTTGCTTCCCTTGCTTTTGCAAGGCGTTCTGATGCTGCTTCCTTCTGCTCATCAGTCATAGGTTTGCGAGATTTACGCTTCTTAGGTGATTTCCACTCACTATTGTCTGTTGTAGCAGTGATTTTCTTTCGAGCCATTATATTATACCTTTAGGAAATATTGAAAGATGCCGTTGAGAAAGATTGCACATGCAACCGCATTCACAACAATTAGTGACCTATCGTTCCAGATGATTGATACCCACAACCAACCAGCAACACCTATAAACTGTAGAAACATATTATATGGCCACATGTTGTTAGTGGTCATAATCATTGCTACAATAAGAACCAGTGACGATACCCACTTAATATACCAACTTAACGGGTGTTGATGTCTGAGTGGAGTTGAGGTCTTGGAAGGATGCTCATGTTCCTTTAGTTCCATTTTAGTAACCTTTTTCAATCATTCGTTTTTCAAGATCGCGCTTATTTCGACGTTTTGCTGCGGCCCGCTCGTGTCGTTTCTTTTCACCCTTTGACACATATCCCTCTCGTTCTCTTAGTTCATTAAACAATCCCTCTTCGGTAAGTCTCTTTTTTAAAATCCTCATTGCCTTTTCAACATTATTATTACGCACTTGAACTGCGCCTCTGTCACTTTTAAAATGATTCATCTTATGTTTCCTTTACTATTGTTATTCATCCACGCCGCATACGAGCAATTTCTTCAGCCTGTTTTTTACCACGAACAGGAACAGCATTTGACTTATGCATCTGTGCAATACCGATAATCTCTGTGCCGGTATATATATTAGGTTTCTTCTTTGCCATAGAAGAATTATAAAGTTGATCAGAGTTGTAAGATTCTAACTTGCGAGATTGGTGGAGATGATCGGAATCGAACCGACGACCTCCTGCTTGCAAAGCAGGCGCTCTCCCAATTGAGCTACATCCCCCTACACCCATCTTTTTTAAAAACTTTGCGTGTTTACGCTCTGCCTCTAGGAGAGACTTAGACTTCTTCTTTTGTTTGCGCTTGCGAGTATTCGTGGTCGAATAATACACAGGCAATAAATGCATACCGCTCATATTATTACTATATATTAGTGATTAAGATTTGTCAAGGTACTTTTTATCATACCTTTTTTATCTTCTTCTTTGTTTCTCTCAGTGCTTTTGCAACAAACTCTGATATAGGGATAAGTTCCGTGTCGCCATCCTTATCTGTCTCAGTTGCAATAAAACCATCTTTTTCTAGTCTATCGAGCATGCTCGAAATGGTGTTTTCAAGAATATCTCTACCAGCAAGATATCTCCCAAGATAGTATGCACTGGCTAGGCATCCCGTTGCAATAATTGAGTGTATGTAATTTTCCATTAAAACTATTTATCTCTCTAATTTTTCATCTTTAAACAGTATATATTAAAAAAGGGGTTTTGTCAAGAAGAAAATGCACCACCTTCTCAGTTGTCTTACCCTTTCAAGTTTCAGTTTCGTCATTCCACTCTTCTGTTTCGAAGAAACGGATATCTGCATCCGTGGTGAATGGGTCAGTATTCTCAGCAATTGCTGTTTCAATGCGTTTTTCGAGGGTCATGTCTGTTTCCTTATTTCTCATTATATACATAGTATAACATACCAATTGGGGTTTGTCAATAAGAAAATGGCGTTCTATGATATTTTTATTGGATTTTTAGTAAAAGTGTGACATTTTTGTCACAATCTACTCCTTCGGTTTATAAATGGTCACCAACTCTTCTTTACCTTTAACCTTAATTTTATCTAGTTCCACACCCTTCAAATCATCGGGTAATAGTTCCATCGTATAAGAGGAAAATATTGTGTTGACTATACCACCGCTGTCTTTCTGGTAATTGCGAGTTGATGCTTCTAGTCTGGCTGCAAGGTTGACTGCATCACCGATAACGGAATAATCAAATCTGGTATCGCTTCCCATGTTACCTACGATGCAAGTTCCAGTATTCACGCCACTGCCTATATTAATCTCTGGTAGTCCCTTATCATTGAACGACTGCTTCAGTGCTTCTGTCTCTATCGCACATTCCATAGATGTCCGAACCGCCATCTCTGCATGGTTCTCACAATCCAATGGTGCATTCCAGAATGCCATGATGCAGTCACCCATATACTTGTCTACCGTTCCACCGTTCTTCAGCACAATCTTAGTCATGCGGTTGAGGTAGTCATTGATGCATTCAACTAATCCCTCTGGGTCATCGTTGTTCTTGTAATGCTCAGAGATAGGCGTAAACCCTACGATGTCCATGAATAGGAAACTCATCTCTCTGCGTTCACCACCAAGCTGTAATTTACTTGGATCTTTCTGTAGGATGGCTACCTGTCGTGGATCAAGATAATATTCAAACTGCTTCTTAATCTGTTGCCGCAATCTAAATTCTTCCATGAACCGCAGAAATGCTGAGACAGCCCAAACCACAAACATGGTTAGCACAGGATAAGACCAGTCTACCAAATAACTATACTCAGTGAACAGGTAGGATGAACCGTAGAACGATCCAGCAAGAAATATTGGTAGCAATACCGCACCAAAATACCATGATAACGTGAGAACCACTATTGCTAAGATTAATGCGCCCACTCCACTGACCGCTAATTCTGCGAGATTCGTCCAAAATGGTCGCGTGATGTTGCGGCCTGTCATCATGGTAGCAAGTGATGCGGCAATCAAATCATGTGACTGTACGACCCCTACAGGGGTTGCTACGGGACTTCCAAGCCCGGATGCAGTCATACTGAGTATAACGATTTTACCTTTGAGGTTGATGAAAAAATTCTTCGGTAATGTGGGACCAAACACTTCCAATATCTCATGCAGGGGGTAACTTTTTGTTCTCCACTGGAAATCCAACCAGATGTTACCATTAGCATCTGTGTCAATCATTTTATACTTTGGTATGCGTAATTTCTCTACACCACCGGGCCCAGTTTTCATCTGAAATGATATATCACCCGCAGCCATGCGTAGGATTTCCATACTCATTGAAGGATACAATACACCAGCAACTGATACTACCAGAGGCATGCGTCTGACTACACCATCTGCTTCTGGTGCAACAATCATCATCCCAACAGCATTCGCGTTGATTGCGAATTCTAATATGGGACCAACTGCACCAGAGTAACGATACACCCAAGGTTTCCAGTCTGCTCCTATAGCAGCAACACCACGCGCCACACCAGATGTGCTGCTATCATTTGTGGGTATCTGCCCTATGATGGTGGGAGTTTGTTTGAGCATGTCAGCAAAGAACGTATCCTTACCACCACGGTCTGGGTCTGCAAATAGAATAGGAACGACGACTAATGACGCTCCTGCTTCATAGAGTTTGATAATTTCTTTACCAAGTGTCTCCCTATCCCACGGCCACTGGCCACGTTCTCGAATTGTCTGATTGTTAATTTCTACGGTAACAACATTATCAAGTATCTTTATTTCTTGATTACGCTGATGTTGGTCCATTGCCTTCAGACGAACCATGTCTAAAAACCACGGGTCAGAGAATCGTATTCCACATAATACTAAAATCACCGATAATGATATAATCCACTTTTTCACTTTAATTCCCTTGCGTAATCCCCACAGTACATCCACCACTCGTTTGACAATTCTGAGTGAGGGAATACGATTGGTTTGTACTTCCCCGCTGTATCAATGATAAGTCTGTGTGATAACTTCCTGTCAAATCTACAGTAGCAGTGTGTGCGCCATCATCTTTCTGTAAAATATCCTGTGAACCACCATCAGTTCTTATAGTCATATTTAGGGTCTTATTTCCATTACCCTTTTGCTTGACAAAGAGATTGTTGTTCTCTCCACCATAGGTATAAATCTGTGCATAATGATCAGCGTTTCCTGTGCCTGTCTCTTGGCCTATCTTTATAGTATTACCACCAGAATGTAAATCTAGATTGACTGTGTGGCCACCATATTCCACAGTAGAACTGCTTTGACAACTTGTGTCTGAACTGTTGTCGAATGAACACCCCTGGCCTACATGAACGGTATTGCCACTACTTTGTATATGAAAACCCACCCTGTTAGCATCTGTGCCTGTGGTGTTATGCTGCTCAAGTTTTATTGTATTGTTGTTGCCATCCAAGTCACCACCCCAAGTTTCACCACTGCCCCAATAGGAAACCCAGCTGACTGTGTTGTTGTTTCCCTCTTGCGTAATATCCAACTCATTGTTGGTGCCTTCCATAGTAAGATTGACAGCATTATTGTTGCCGTCAATATCTACGGTTATCGTGGAGTCTGTACTCGTACCAATCTGCTCAATGAACACGCTGTTGCCAGCATATGCAAAACTACTCAGACTGATAGATAGTAATAATGTTAGAAGCGTCCTCATCTCTAGTTGTTATCTCCGGCACAGGTATTCCAGCCTGTGTTAAGTTGATTGTGTATCCATAATCGTTTATCAAGTCTAATTCTATCGTGCTATTACCTAATCTTCGTATTATGCGTGTGCTGTTTCCATCTACTAATGTATTAACTTGTGTTACCTTATTGAACCCACTTGTTCTACCATCAATCAACTCTGATTGTGCGAGGGCAGCAGCAAGTTGGTCTAGAATGTTTCCCAGAAGTTCAACATTCAAATCGTTAATGTCTAATTCGTTAAACCCAAACAGGTCTTCCTCAAGTTCATTCTTATCTAAATCTTTAAACTCTAAGAAATCAATATCAAGTAAATTCTTACCTTTCTTTGATTCCTTGAGTATCTTAATAATCTTCTTCTTAGGTGGTTTGATAATCAACATATTATTAATCTGGTCCAATGTCAAGTCCAGTATCACTGGTTTGGATGGTCTACTCTCACCTGTACCAACCATCGTTGACTGAAATGCTTGGTTCATTATAACTTGACCCGCACCTGTTTCTACCGATATCTTACCCACTGTCCCGTCTTTGTTGGGTAGTAGGATAATCAAAGACTTTCCAACCTCATCCACCGTCATACTGAACGCAGTTCCCAATACACCAATCCTCGCTGTCGGTGTCCGAATGTCCACGTTCTGATTACTCAGTTTCGCAATGTTACCACTCGCATAACGTACTGTACCCATAGCGATGTTCATAACTAACTTAGACCCTGTTTTAGAATTAGGGTCATACACAAACTCATCAATCACCAAGGAGCTGTGTGCGCTGACAGCCACATTTGTATCATCAACAAAGGTGATACCAACGCCACCCTTGCCAGTACGCACGTTGTCCTTAAACTCAATATCAGAACCCTTCTTTAGATCAGTCTTTTCCCCAGACCTCTCAACAGAAGCGTTCCCCTTGTGTTGCACCACATTAC